AATATGTTGATCAAGATGCGGTTTCGATAGCTCGGATCGAGCTGGGTCGAGAACCGAATCAGGTTGTTGCCGAAGAAGTCCAGCCCAATCAGGTCAAGCCAGCCATCAGTGGCTGTTTTGATTCGCGCCTGGTCCTTGGCGTAGAGATAAAGGGTGAACCCCCATGAGAGCGCTTGGGCATATCCCCAGAGAAGCGCGTCCCTGATCGGGTTGTTATCGCCGAACCAGCCAAGCGGCAAGAGGTTCTTGAGCCGGCCGAACATGTCTGTCTGATCGCCAACGCTCATTTAAGCCACCGTCACTGTGCCTGGTCTGATGACCTGTTTATTGGTCGCCGCGAGATCGGCTGTACTACCATTGAGCAGTACGCCAGAGACGTTGGTGATTGATGGGCTGACTGAGTAAGCCACCGCTGCAAGCTGTGTATAAGGCAGGATCTGACCCAGAGTCAGCTTGGCGATATACGCCTGAATCGCTGTGGTGACCTGAGCCACAACGACGCTGTGGGTGACCGTAGCATCGGTGGTGATGGTCATCCCGACGTTAGCGGTCACCAGAACTGGGCCGAAAACACCGTATCGGGTTGTGAAGCCGCGAGCCGATTCAATGGCGGCGGCAGCATTCACCAAAAACGACCCTGAAGGCGCCCCACTGCCGTCATCAACGACCGCATAGAAGTAGCCATACAGAGTGTTGCCGCTGTAGTCCTGATTCTCTGTCAGCGTGTAAGAAACGCCCTGCTGCATCGAGGAAAGCGCATATTGAATGGCTGCCTTCGTTGCCTTCGACAAGGACTGAACCCAGAGTACGAACCTTGCCCGGAATGCTTCGTCCGTCTCTGGATCAACACCATTGGTGAATACCGCAGAGTTCGTCACGGTATCAATGCCGCTGATGGATCCGACGATGACAGTTACAGTCCCTATCAAAGCGTTCCCAGCAGCACCTGCGGTGCTGGCAATCACCGGCACAGTGGCCGATGCGGTGCCACCCGGAACCAAATAGCCGCCGAGCGTGGCGTTATAGAGCACGTTCGTAGTGTCGATGGTCACTGAATACTGCTGCGAGCCATCGGTCGAACCAACCAGCGCGCCGATCTGGATCAATGCAGAGTTGGTCGGCGTGAATCTTGAAAAGGTTACGCTGCCAGTGGCAAAGCTTGCAGACAGGCGATAAAAGCCGAAATCAGCCATCCAAGAATCGAGATCTGCGCCGGATGACGTCGATGCGCGCGTGGTGGCCAGCAGCGTAACAATCAACTGCTGGAGCCATTGGAGGACACTGGCATTGCTTTCTGTGATTGCCCGCAGCAGAGAGCCTATGGTGAAGTCCACCAGCCCAGCGGCACGCCCCTGAATGGCTGTCACCTGATCACGCACCAGAGTGATGAAGTCCTTGACGTTGAGAGATGCCATATCAGCGATTTACCTCGAACGAAAGCGTCACCGGCTCTCCAAGCGGGGAGTCGGTGTAACTGATATTGACGGAAATGGTGTCGTTTGATGGTGTGACAGAAATCACTGGCGCGGGCTTCTTAGCCACGCAATCCTCAAGCAATATCTGCCCTCTGATATTCGCGATGATTTCCGGAATATGGGGCAGGGCGCCTACGTAGCGGCCAAGCCCTGCCCCATATTCAGGATGAAACAGGTAATCGCCTGGGTTGGTGATCAATCTGCGCAGAATCCTTTGCTTGCCTCTCTCCATGCCCTCGACCGGCGACAAGCTTCCGGTCGGGGACAGTGAAAGATCGTCTCCGGGGTAGTGGTTCAGGTCTTTCATGCGCCTTTCACCGTCGTGGTCATATGGGCGTTAGTCATCGGAGTGCTAGGAGCGCCAGCGCCTGCAGACAAGTGTGTATGCGAGTTGAAAAGCGCCATGAAAGCCTCTGTCACGAACTTCAGCAGCGTCTGCCCATTAGCTCTGAGATTTATTGCCGGAGCCGTCACATTTGCCGAGATGGCGGCCGTGACGTTGGCCGTCTGCGCTGTCACGTTAAGAGTCGTATTGGCGACAAATTCGACAGTCCCATCAGTGTTGAACTTGAGCTTCGATCCAGTAGAGTGAACCATCCAAAAATCGCCGGGCGGCACGGCCATTGCCAGATTCAAGCTGTTCGTGTGACGCGCCGTTACCCTTCCACTGTTGGGATCGAATGAATCGAACTCGACAGTGACCTCATCGCCGATCTGCGGACCGAATTGAACCCCCCAGCCATTACCGACGGCTGGGCAATCCAGTTTTAGCCAATTGGTTTCACGGCCTTCAGGCTGAATAGCAACCTTGACGACGCCGTTGTCCTTGTCATAGCTGGTGATAGTTCCAGAGCGCGACCCGGTTGCGTCAGTCGTCTGGGTCTGGTGTAGCGCATTCGTCAGTTGTTGGAGGCTCACGGCTGCACCATTGAGTTGGGGTTATGATTCTTGGCCGTCAGGCTCATCTTGTAGCCAGACTCGAAGCTCAAAGATCTGCGCACAGAGTCGACGTAATAGAGCTGGTCAAACCCTGAGCCAGTACCCTCAACGCGCACGATTGTGTTCGGCATCAGCGAGTTGTCGCCCGGCAGTGATCCGGACACGCGCATTTCGTGGTCGGTGATCTGTTTGTGGATCTTCTGCGCCAGTTGCTGCGCCGCGTTCTGGTCGAGGCCGTTGCGCTTGATCTCGTAAACCTGCCGCTTGGCCGTCGCCTGCCCGGGCGAGATGCCTTTCGCAGAGTTGGTCGGGTACGTGGCTTTGACTGTCTTGCCGTCATTCCACGACAGCACCTGCACTGTCACACCCTTCGCCAAGGTCAGATCTCGCTCAAAGGCCAGATCATCAGAGGTGTTGCACTGCGGATAGGCCAATGCGCCAGGCTCTACCCACTTGATCAGGTACTGGTCAGTGGTGTCAGGGTTCAGGGCAGGCTCGTAATGCAGTTCGTTGCCGATCACATAGACCTGAAATCCGTCCAGCCCGGCGAAGTACGCCAACAGGTCCCACTCTGTGCGCTCGTCAGTGACGTGCGCGTGGTCCCATTTGGTGATTCCGCCGACCTGAGTTGTGGTCGCAGTGACAACTGGTTTCAGTCCGCGCCGATTCGCCAGCAGCGTGGCCACTTGGCTGGTGGTCATGTTGGCGAATTTCTCGTTGGTCTTCGTATCGATGAACTTGCTGGTGTAGTCGCGGCCGTCGAGGCTTACCTCGAACTTGCTCATATGAATATTGAGTCTGTCCACGGTGCCGACGATCAGCTCGCGCCAATCCTCAACACCTTGGCCCAACAAACCGATGGAAATTGAAACCTCGATCGATGTTTGCGCGCCCCACCACTGCACAGTGTTGTACGGCGGCGGCATTTCAGTCCGCGCAAACACCACAGAGAACGTGTCCGCCGAGTAAAAGGCGTTGCTGTCGATCTCGCATGACACAAACGGAACCTCTACCCCGTTGAGCAGCAGACGGCCGACTACCTGCCGGACGATTTGCTCTGTCTCGGCCGTATTCAGGTCCATCTATTCACCTACTGGGATTTTGATCGTCTGGATGCCGTCGAGTTGAGGATCGACAATGCTGTTTGCAGCGGCGATTTCCGTCCACCGCGACTGGTCGCCGTAGCTGTCGGCCGCCACTTTCTGGAGGGTCGAGTTGCTGGTAGTGACACTGGACGTGCCGTTTGCCAGCGGGCCGGCGAGCACGTTCTTCTGCATCCGCTCCAAGACGCTCTGCATCTGATACAGGGGCGCGAGCTGGGTCAGTGCCGCACCTTGGCGAAGCACGTTGTTTGCTGCGGTCGATACTGGGTTACCGGGGATCAGGCCGCCGAGCGTGGTGATGTCGTTCACTGACGCGCCGACCTGGGCAATTGTCGACTGCACAACTGCCTGCGCGGCTACCAGAGGGCGAATCACGGTCTGCACCGTGTCGATGGTGGCATTGGCAAAGCCTTGCACCTGCGACACAGCGTCCTTGACGGTGTTGATGCTGCTGGTCACAGCGTCCGAGTTGATGATGCTGGCGAGGCCGAGCGATTCGCTCACGTCGCTGTTGATCAGGTTGTCGAGGGTTCCGGCTAGCGCGTTTTCGGTGACCGGCGCATCGAGGCGAGAAACGACCAGAAGATCAATGCTGTAGTAGCGCCGATAAACGTGTTCGAACCTCGCCTCGAAGTCCTCAATCATGACGCTGAAGTAGTAGCCGTCCATATTGAAGCTGAGAGGCAAGCCGGCGTCCCGAAGGGTTTCGAGTTCGATTACCCGATCCCCAGCGGTCGCGCCGGTCATCCAGCCGGACCAGCGGATGTTCTTGTAGTCCAGACCAAGGACATCAACGATCCGCTTGCCACCGACCAGTTTGTGCACCACCAACTGCTGCTTGGCACCGATCGTCACCGACTCTGGAACCTCCAGTCCGGAGAACTCAAAGTCGCCAACGATCAAACGGGTGGCAAACGGGTCCCCGCCCGGAGCGAAATTGTCCAGGAAGCTCGTAAAGCTCATCGTTTATCCCCTTGGATAGGCTGCGCTCGGGGTTCCTGGCATCAGCATGCTGCGGTTTGGGTCGAAGCCCTGCGTTCCTGTCCGTGGTTTGGCGGCTTCCTTCGCCATGCGCTGGATCACCACGTCGCTGACTTGCTTGCCGTCGATGTACAAGTTGATGTTCTGCTGCCCATCGGCGCCAGACTTGCCTGGGACTGGAGCCACAAGAGGCGACCACGCCTGACGCGGCGCATCCTTGGCACGCAGGTCATCGGCGAAAGTCGTCTTCGAGATCTGCATCGATGCTGGCAGAACGAGGTTCACCCCTGCGATCAGCGTGTTGAAGACCGTCTGCCATCCGGTGAGGAACGCCAGCGCGAATGACTTGAACGCCCCGCCGATATCGCCATTGAATAGCTTGACGAATCCGGTCTTCATGTCATTCCACATGAGTTTCAAAGCCCCGCTGACCTCCTTCCAGTTGTTCCAGAGCAGGAACGCAACGGCCGCAATGCCGACGATAACAAGGCCAATCGGATTCATCAGGAGCGCTCGACCTGCGACCATAATTGCATCACCTAATATCTTGATACCTGGCACGGCGATCTTCAGCGCGGCTTTTAGGGCTGGACCAAACAATAAAAATCCACGACCAGCCGCAGCAACCATACTGATAAGGCCGCCTGTAATTAAAAAAGCAGACAACCCAATCAGCGCGTAGGTCAAGCTTTTCACTAGCGCTGGATGTTTGCTCAATTCGTGCGCAAAGCTCGTGAGCCCCTTAATCATAGGCATGAGGACAGGGATAATGGCATCCCCGATCGCCAAGCCAAGGTCATCCATAGCCTTATGAAATGCCAAAATCTTCATCATTGGTGAGTTAGCATTGTTCTCGACCGTCTGATTAATCCCTTTAGCGTTATCGAAAGCTTTTTCAGATCTCTCAAGCACCTCAATCTGCTGCATGATCTTTGTATAAACACGGCCGCCGGTACGTCCGAAAAGAATATTGTTTTCGCGTCCAATATCGTTTAACGATGTAATTCCATGTTTTGAATAAACATCCATCATGGCTTTCGCAAACTGCACAGGGTCTGTTTCTTGCAGCTTAGACAGTTGCGCAGCCATCGGATTGCCACGCTCAAAACGAGCGCCGCCGCCTTTTGTGCGAGTTACCTTTCCAGACTCCCAAACACCAAGTCGAAGCATCTCGTTAGTGGTGATGCTCGGCATCAGCGCATTCATCCCATGAGAGCGACTGTATGCAGTTTGCAGCCCTGTACCTGTACTTGAGCCGCCGAATTCACCAATGATTGGCTCAAGTCCAGCAAATATAGCTTTGTCAGTCAGTCCGGCAGTAGCTACACCACCCTGAGTGATAAACTGCCGCATATCGCGGTTTGAAACCATCTTGCCGCTGGACTGAACAGCACGGAAAATACCGTCTGCGATTTCTTCTGCGCGTTTTGGGCTGTTCAGCCCCCCCATTAGCTCTACGGTCTTGTTGAGTTGTTGCAATTGGTCTTGGGAAACACTTCGGCCGTCACCCAGCATCCCCGACGCGATTTGGTATTTTGAAAGAACCGGCATCATGATCTTGGCCGCATCCAGAGCATGAGATCCGCTCATGCCTGATTCGCGAAACGCACCCTGAGCGTCAGTGAACATCTGTAACCGATCATGGATCGACGTCCCAATAATTTCATTGGCACGGACAAATTTCTGAGCTTCTTCGATTTGGCTTGATCCAAGCCCATACTGCTGGAGTTTTGCCAGCTCACGCTGGTACTCAATCGCCTCGCCAAGCGGCCCCTTAAGAGCGCCAGCAATAGCCGTGCCGCCAGCAACCATCATGCCGCCTGCCATCATGCCGCTCATTGCTGAGTGATATGCGTCTGCTACACTTTTAGGGCCGCGGCCAGGGGTATTACCACCCGGTATGGAAATAGGGATGACCGGCGGTATGCCAGAACCTCCACCGCCACTTGGCGCAATCGTAGGATTGTGAAAAACCGGAACGGAAACTGGCGCAAATGGCTTTTCCAGCGTCCGATGCAGCTTATCAAGTTCTCGTTGATATTTTGCCGCATCACTTGCAGGGCCCTTGAATACGTTTGCAACGTCACGCCCGCTACGGAGCGCCGACCACGCATCCTTGGCATTTCTGGCAAGAAATTCAAGCTTGGTGTTTAGCCGACCAACCTCGAAGCCAGTGGTCTGGAGTTCTTCTCGGACAACCTTTAATCCTGCGCTGACATGGTTGGCCAGTGTAATTTTTACCGCGACAGCGTAGGCGTCAAAGGACATACTAATTTCCCTTAATTGGAGTTGAATCAGATGCCGCTCACACACGAACATACGAACGCAAGTGACAACCAAACCCCACAGGGTGGAATCGGCGACGAGCCCAAAGAAAAGCTTGGGTTTCAGAGAAGTTTGAATCTAATAGTCGTTGGCACTGTTGGATTTTTTTTCGCAGCAATGATCATCTTTGTTATTGCCGGGGTGGCCTATGAAATGATTTTCAACTGAATACCTCATAGGCCGCGTGGCAGTCTACCTACCAGCCCTCGCACCACCGCCTGGCTCATCACGCGCTGGATGTACTCACGACTTCTAAGGACTGCCGGCCCCAAAACCGGACGAGCGGGAATATGGAGCGTGCCAAATTCGTGGTAAATCATTTTTTCGTCGGTTGAAAAAATAATTGCCTCGTCACCATACACCTTGCTTTGAATGCTATCGCGCATCTCGCCGCTTGCGAGAAGTGGGGAATTTTCCTCGTAACCAGCGCGCCGCTTTGCGGATTCAGTGGCGTCCTTTAGAGGTGCCCATGCAGGGAAATCGCCAATGGTTTTCTGATATGTCCCGATTTCATCCTTGGCGATCTTTTCGATCTTCAATGCGCTTTTTTCAAGCGATTTTTGCAAGTGCTCTGCAATGGCAACTTCCAATCCGGACAAATGCAATGCAAGGCTTTCAAGACTTTTGAAATTACTCATCTCTTTCCTCGAATTGCATTTTGGTCCAGTTGAAAATCCTTCCTTCGAACTCGCTGAAAGTAATTGACAGCGCAAAACGTTCGTACTCGTTAAGGGAAGGGCACTCAAAAAGCAAATGAAAAGGAACCCCGTTTTTCAGTAGCCAGCACCTGCCACGAAAATCGGGGTTCATTACTAGTTTTTTGCGGCAGCCTGCTCTGCGCTTAGCGCAGCCTGCTCTTGCTCGGCCTGCATGGCCTCAAACTTCGCAAGCATGTGTCCATTAATAGCCGCCATCCCTTCATTTCCTAATATCGTCAGCATCGTTTCAATTTGCTTGACGCTGGATGGGAATCCGAAGAAATCGTCATCAATGTGGGCAACCATAGCGGCTGGCAATGCGAATCCATTCATGTAAACACTGTTTTGCGCTACATCTCCGCCAACGGTCATTACCAGCCTTGCCTGTTGAAGAGGGTCCAAGGTGCGCAACTGGATCGTGCGCCCAAGGCTATCCTGAACGGATTCAAACTTTGGCTTCTGATCGGTATGAACAGGCGCTACTGGTTCGGTAACGGTAATTTTAGCCATCTGGCAATTCCTCTGGTCAATGAGTCGTCAAAGGTGCATGGCGTGCGGGGTGACGAGTCCCGCGCCCTGCCGGGCTGCCATGCATAAACTTGGTCAGGAGACTTTGATGCGGCGGCGAGCGGTGAAGGACATCGACTGACGAATCGTCTTGTCGCCTTCCTTCTTGCCGGCGTCTTCGAACTTCAGGATCACGTGCGTGTAGCGCCAGGTGGTTTGGCCACCGCCGATCTCCTGAATGGTCTCGGTGA